CCTTGACGCGGGGTGCGTACTTGCCGCGGAGAGCCGTCATCGTCTGCTCCGGCGACGGCAGCTCGGCGGCCGGCGCGGGCGCAGCGGCGGCAGCGGCCTTGCGGCGCTCCGTTTCGATCTGCTCCTGCCAGTACCGGGTCTGCTCGGCGCGCGTCGCGAGCCGCTTGAACAGCTCGGGGTCCGCAGCCACCATCTCCGGGGTGAGATCCTTCCCTTCGAAAGACACCTTGACCGGGACAGCCGGGGGCACCGCGGGCGTCGCCGTCGGCGCGGGGGCGCTCGGCGCGGCCTTCGGGGTCGCTTCCGGTTTCGCTGGCGTGCCCGCGGGCGCGGTGACGGCGGCGGGCTGCGCGGGCTCCGGGTCCGCTTCCGGCTTGGCCGGTTCGGCGGGGTCCTCGTTGAGCGCGTGCGTGACCAGCTCGTCGAGCACTTCGTTGCTCGTGGCGACGGCCTCGGCGTTCTCCGTGGCGACTTCTGTTTCCTGACCCATCGTTCTAACTCCTTCCCGCTCCGTGAATCACGGTAGGCGGATCATGGTAAGATTATACTTCCCTTCGGGGTGCTTCTGTGGTATAGGGGCGCGCCGCGCACGAAAAAGCTGAGGCCGCCCTCGCGAGCGGCCTCAGTACTCCTTCCACGCGTGGTGGGCGAGCTATCCCTCCGGGGAGAAGTCTCCGGTGCCGCGCATCTCGATCGCCTTCTTCTTCGATTCGTGCTTCTTTTCGAACTTCGCGCGCAGGCCCTCGTACTCGTCGATGATCCGCTGCGGGGCGTCGAGCGCGTCCTTGGCTTCCTGCATCCGCCCGACGCAGAGCACCGCCGCGTCGTGGATGTTGTCGCGGGTCTCGATCGTCGCCTTCGAGAGGATGAGCGAGATCCTGTCGAGGACCTCGAGCTTCAGCCGGCGGTAGTTGTCCGGCTTGAGTTGCTCCTTCGCCTTCGCGTACGGGATCGCCAGTTCACGGTATCGCTCGCGCTCCTGCTCCTCGCGCTTCGTCGTGGACTTGTCCGTCACTGCGGCCCTCCCAGCGGAACCATCTGGCCGGACGCTGCGCCGGCCTGAACCTGCGCGTCAGGCAGCACCGTCGGCGGGGCGAACCCCGGCGGAAGCTGCCCGAGCCCCATCGGGGGCATCATCGGCGGCTGCGTGTAGAACTGCTCGATGTTGCGGACGCCGGCCCGGCGGGCAACCTCGTTGAACACCTTCCGCGGGTCCATGATGGTGCCGTCTGCCGGGCTCGGGGTGAGGAAGATTTGCGGGGCGGAGACGATCGTCTGCCAGATCATGAGCCACGTCTGTGCGTCGCGCGCCGGATCGGACGGCATCGCGCCGGAGTGCCCGACGTAGTCGAATCCGCCCTGAATGTCGTTGGCTCCGATCGGGGCGCGCACCGGCTGCCCGTCCTGTCGGGCCATGTCGCCGACGATGCGGTAGAACTGGGTGAGGCTCGTGAACTGCTGCCGGTTCGCGATGGCGCGCCGCGCGAGAGCGGAGATCGCCATCGTGTCGAGCATCTGCATCGTGATCGCGAGACGCTGACTGGAGGCCGTCATCATGGTCTGGACTTCGCCGAGCGTGCGCTTCTCTGTGGTCTGCGCTCCCTGCGACGGGTCGTTGGCGGCCGAGGTGCGCTGCATGAAGTCGAACGCGAGGTTCATCAGCTCGCCGTGCGGGCCGGTGACGTCAGAGACTTGAAACTGCCGGAAGATCGCGTCGGGCGAGATCAGGCCCGCCTTCACGAGTCGCTCGCCCTCCATCGAGAGTCGCACGTTCAGGCCGGGTCCCGGGTTCAAGATGTCGTCCTCCTCGACGAGCGACGGCAGATAGAGCCCGGCGTTGTTCAGGGCCTTCATGATGTTCGCGCGCCGACTGTTGAACGACCAGTCGATGACGCGCTGCAGCCCGGCGAGGTTCTCGATCATGCCGGGGTTGGAGATCGTGTGCGGGTCCGGCGCGACCTCGCCCACGGCGTAGGTGAACTCGCCGTGGTCGTACGGGTTCTCGTGGGCGCGGATGATCGTGTCGCCGTTTGCGATCGCGAACCACCAAATCTCCGGCATCGTCGAGTCGCCAAGCTCCCAGTCTTTCGGGATGATGCGGATCTGCAGGTGATCGATCGCGTTGATGCCCGAGTCTTTCTCGTCTGGCGATCCGGTCAGCGCGAAGTCGGAGATCGCGAACCGCGCTCGGGTCCGCGTCGGCGCAGACTTCCCGGGGTTCGCGCCGGGGTTCGATGTGAGGTGGTCGAGGTTGAAGAAGACGCCACCGTTCTCGATGGCGCGCTCGAAGAGCCACAACTTCCCGCGGAAGTTCGTGTGCCCGCAGAACTCGCCCTCCTGCACTCGCGCGATCGTCACGCGCGGGTCCGGCAGGAAGTTGTACGGGTCGATGTTGTCCCAGTCGTTGTACTCCTTGGTGACGCCCCACTGCTTCGGCTGGCTGATGCCGAGCGCCTGCAGGAGCGGGTTCGGCTGCGCCGCCACCATGCCCATCTGCCGGTACCATGTGTCGTAAACGATGCCGCGCCCGTAGCGGTCGGCGTCGTTGACGAGGGAGTACATCTTCAGGCGGTAGTTCGTCTGCTCCGCGTCGTACTGGAGCAGGGCCTCCATCAGCTCACCCGGTTTCATGTCGGACGGCTCGCGGCCGGAAATCTGCATGAACGGGTCACGGAAGAAAAGCAGGGAACACATCTGCGTCTTCCGAACTTCGGCCACCGCGAGCGAGGCGGGGATCACCACCGCGCGCTCGAACGGGTTCTCCCGCTTCGAGCCGTCAGCGGACCCGTCGCCACGCTTTGCCGCGCGCGAGTAATCGACGAAGAGGCGCAGATGCTCGTCAACGCCGTCCCACGCGTCGAACCTTTTCGCGGCGTGCTTGTACGCGAGGTCGAGCCGGGCGTTCAGGCGCGCGAGGATGCGGGAATGGAGGTCGGTCCCGTACTTGAGCCGCGCCTCGATGGGCTGGTCTTCACCGGCGGTGATCGGGGACGGCGCAGCCGCCTGCCCCGTGGGGTCGGCGGTCGGCAGGTCTGGTGTCTGCGGTGCCGCTCCGATAGCGGCCATGGCCTGAGACATCGGCTATTCTCCAGTCCCCAAGGGCGTTATCATTTTACCACCCTCGGGGGTGCTTCCGTCCCCGACCTTCGAGCGCAGCGCGCGTAGCTCCTCGCCGCACTTCCCGCAGAACATCGGCGTCTTCCCGTTGGCGAGATCCAGCACCGGGTCGCCGCAGTGAAAACACTTCCGCAGCTTCGACGTCCACCTCGCGTGGCCCTTCGCGTTGATTCCCTGCGAGACGAGGAGGTCGAACCCGATCTTCAGGCGGTCGTATCCGTACTTCTTCACGCACCGCCGGCAGGCTTGGAACTTGTTCGAGACGCAGCCCACGTCGGTGAGGTAGTCCTCGGTGCCGCAGGACGCGCACACGTCCACGGTGTCCGGCGCGAACACCCCGTCTATCAGCGTACGAATCCCCATCACTCCCCCGCCAGCCGGCCGTATTTCAGCGGGACGCGCTTCTTCGGCCGGACGCCGGCCGGCAAAGGCGGCTCCTCCAGAGCAAGCGGCCACTCTCGCCACACCCAGTACCCGAACGCGTCGCTCGCGTGGGTTCTCTTCGAGTACGGGTCGCCGGGTTTCGACGTCTTCTTGATGTCGCGGCCGTCGTCGTCGAGGATCACCTCGGCGAGGTCGGCGATCAGCTCGTGGCACGTCGGCGCGATCAGCGTCCCCGGAAAGCCGCCGCGCGCCTCCAGCTTGTAATTCACGGCGTTGACGCGGTCCATGACTTTCGGGTTCACGGACGGCACGAACCACCCGACCCTCGCCGGGTAGTTCGAGAGCGCGAGTCTCACGAGGTCCCAGTGAGAGCCCGCCGTCTGCGGGTTCCGGCCCTGCCCCGTCGCGTCGCCGTAGATCTGCAGACCCGCGGCGTGCTGCGGGTACAGGTTGCGGAAGTCCTCGATCACGCCCTTGATGTCGGCCGGATTCCGCACCACCTCGGCGAGCACGCGGGCGTTGCCCTGCAGCATCTGGCCCACGAGCAGGATCATCGGCGCGACATTGAAGTCCATCGTCACGCAGAGCGGAAGCGCCGCGATGGCCGCGATCTCTTTCGGCGCGACGTTGATCGCCGGGTTGAATTTCGGGTACGCCGCGGTGCCCGACACGGCGGCGAAGTTAAGCTCCATTTCACGCTCCCACAGTTGTTCGGTCGGGAAGGTCGCCTTCAGTCTCGCCGCCCACTCAAAGTCCTTCGACGGGTCGTGCGAGTAATGGACCGGCACGATCGTGAACCCGGACGCGGCTCGGATTGGGCGCAGGACACTCACGCGGCGAGCCTGAACCGCGGCGCGTTCACGAGGCACCGCTCGCAACTCGGTCCACCTTCGGCTCGACGCGTCGGCCGCAGTCCGGGCAGCGGTTCTTCCCGCGGCGGTAGTGGCGGCCGATATCGCGGTTGATCGTCGTGGGCTGCAGCTCACCGGGCAGAGCGAGGGCCGGGGCTGCGACCGCGAGCAGCTCGACCCAGAGATGCGCGGCGCAGGCCGGCGGCGGAGAGTATCGGCGTCTCATTCACCACTCCTCGTTCTGTCCGCGTCGAAGTCGTCGGGCCAGCCCAGCCCGCGACGCAGCAGACCCATCGCGCACAAGACCCCTTCGGCGAGGTCGAAGATCACCTCATACTCGCGCGCGTGGATCGCGGGCTCTATGCGCTCGCCGTGCATCAGGTGCCGACGGATCGCGACGAGGCGGTCGTGCGTCACGCCCGCACACCCAAGTTGAGCGCGACGCCCACTGCGCGATCGTCCCACAGCTCGATCATCCCGAAGTCTTTCTCGTTCGTGACCGGGAGTCGGCGACCGATCCACTCCTCGCACCAATCCTCGATCGTGGCGCGGATCTTCTCGACGCTGTCATTCCACGTCTCGATCCAGTCGGCGGCTTCGAGCGGGCTGAGCCCGGACTTCTGCATCACCTGACGGATCGTTGCGGAGGTCATCGGTGTTCTCGACACGCGCGCCGTGAAGATCCGAACCTCCAGCCCCTCGGCGAGCCACGCCTTCACGCGCTCGACCATCGGCATGATCGGCTCCCCGATTTCCAGCGGACCCTTCCAGCCGTCGTACTTCGCGAGCGTGCCGTCGAGGTCCACCCCGATCCAGCCCCGGCTCACTCCTCACCCCCGAAGTCGCGGTAGTCGCCCAGCCGGCGCGGGCTCCAGAACCCGTCGTGGGCATCGACCTCGCGGTCGTAATCATCGAGCGACGGGCGGCGGTGCGATGCCGCGGAGGCGTACTGGCGCGTGTCGAAATCCATCTTGCACGCGCCGGGGATTTCGAGGAGCGGGACGACCTTCGGGTGCCCTACTTCTTCGCCCGGTACTTCGCGAACGTCTGCGCCAGTCGCGCCTGCTCTCCGGTCTTGCCCGGGTCGCTTGCGTGCTTGCGCGCGAACTGCGCCGTGCTCATGCCGGCGGCCTGCGCTTTTTTCGTCAGCGCGCCCGGTTGCTTGACGGCCCCGTCCATCCAGTTCTTTCTTCCTGCGCCCATGCTCGAAACCTCTCATCACCCCACCCTTTCGCGTCCGGAGAGTCGTCATCCGCGCCGCAGTCGCATTCGCCCGGTGGGATCTCCCACTCGGCGCAGGTCATGCTGTGCGGCGAAAACATGGCGGCTCAATTCGGCTTCTCGTCCTGCGTCTTGCTCGCGATCGTCGCGAGCCGCTGCTCCCACAGCAGTCGCCGCCGCACCAGCTCGTCGAGGATCACCTCGTAGTTCTGCTTGTCCGTGATCTCGCGCTGTCGCTGCTCGTACCAGTACGCCACGGGGTCGCCGTGTCGCGGGTCGTTCAGCACACAAGGGCCGTGCTCCTTCGACCCCTCGTCCCACTTCGCGATGCACTGCGCGCGCTGACGCAGCAGGCTCGCGTCGAGCGCCGCGATGAAGTCTTCGCGGGTCATCACCTCGATCGGCATGATTACGGGAAAGCTCATTTTCCGAAGCTCCTCTCAAGGTAGGACAGGGACACGAACATCGGGTCGAACAGGCCGTCCCTGACCTCGTGCAGCATCACGATCTGGCGGCGCACGTTGTTTCCCTGATAGCCGAGGTATTCCTCGTCGTGCAGGTAGCAGGTGCCGCAGAAGATCGCCGTCTTCTGGGTCTTGCGGTGGATCGCCATGTCCGTGTACTGGACGTGACCCATCACCGCGGAGCCCGCGGCCTCGCGCAGGAGCGCGGCGGCGGAGCTGACGGGCCGACCCATGGTTCCCGTCGTGAAGTAGTGCGAGTACTGGACGCCGTCGATCTCGACGATCTTCAGGAACGGGTGGACCTCCCACCCGAACGATTCGTACCCGAGATCGAAGAGCCCGATCGTTCCGTCGAGCTTCGCGTCGTCTTCCACGGCGCGCGTGATCCGGTCCTCGTGATTGCCGAGCGTGAGGACCATGCGCGGGTTGTACCCGGCGATCCCGCGGAAGCGGTTCGTCAGTTTCGCCATCGCGTCGCGCGCTGCGGCGACGTCGGCCTTGTACCGCCGACCCTCGAACTTCTTCTTGCCCTTGTCGTAGCTCGACAGGGACGGCATATCCGCGAAGTCTCCGATGCAGACGACGACGTCCGGCCGCTTCTCGGCGATGTACTGCCCGATCCATTCGAGGTGCTGCGTCGGTACGCCATCCTTCACCTGCGTGTCGGGGATCACGAGGTGCTTCCGTGTCGGGCCGACCGCCGCCACCGCGTGCGGGCAGCGGTCGTGCTTCTTGCGGCAGTCGCCGCAGCGCGGCTTCCTCATTCGTGCGCCGCCACGATCGCGAGGATGATGCGCAGGGCAGCGACCGCAGCGCTGATGATGACGACGTTGACCGTCACCTCCAGCGCGAAGCCGGCCCAGTAGAGCACGCGCTTCAGGACGCCCCCGCGGGATCGATCGGCGTCTTCGGGAGCCGGTAGTGCGCGGGGCCGCCGCACCGGCAGGAGAACTCCAGCACGAACGCCCGGAAGTGCGCCGACTGAACGAGCTGCGGGCTATCGCACGCCGCGCCGCAGGCTACGCACACGGGCCACGTCTTGCCGACGGGCTGGAGCGTGGCGCGAGCCTTCTCTGCGCGCGCCTCGTCGAGCTTGGTCTCCAGCTCTCCGTTCCTCTTTCGCAGTTGCTCGATTTCGCTCTCGATCAGAGAGAGCCTTGAGCAGCACGACTGCTTTCGGTGATCCCCAAACGACGTGCCATAGCGGACGCACCGCACGCCGCCGCTGGCGTACGCGTCGCGCCCATCCTCGAAGCCGTTGTTGTACACCGTGATATAGGCGGCGATGAAAACCCCGGCCGTTGCTCCGATGACAAGGAGCCACGCCCCCGCGCTCAACGGGACACCGCGTCGAGCACGAACCCCAGCGCGCCCCACGTCGCGCACGTCGCGACCGTCGCGACCACGAACGCGAGCCCCGCGCGCTGCACGAACGAGAGACCCAGCCACCCCACCCGGACCTGTCGCCACGCCGCCTGCCACGGGTGCTCGACCCGCCAGCGCACGTCGGCGATGAGGTCGGTCAGCACCATCCTGTGCTCTGACTTCTTTGACGCCCTCGGCATCCTGCTCATACGCCCCCCTTCCAGCGGGTGAACCCCGCTGCCTTGCAGATGTCGCCGAGCACCTTGCCCGGCCCGTTGGAGCTGGAGATCACGATGAGCTGCGCGTTCTTCTCCACGCACGCGAGCCCAGCGGCCAGCGAATCCTGCCCGCGCAGGTGGAAGTCGGACTCATCCATCACGAGGATCGACGGGGTGTACGAACGCACTTTGTCCGGGCCCGATGCGATGCCTTCGATCCGAGACGAGGTCTCCTTCCACTTGAGCGTGCCGACGAGACCCGACGACGTGCGCCACGACTCGTAGTCGCGCCGCAGCACGGCGGGCTCCAGATGGTCCTCGATCCACTTGCAGCGGGCATCGACGATGGCGGCGGCCTTGTCTTCGTTGTCCGCCTGCCAGTAGATCGTGTTGTGCGGGAAGTACCGGGCCCGATGCGTGCAGTACGCTGCGACGAGCCACGAGACCATCATCCGGCGCGACTTCGGGATCGCGACCAGCGGCTCGGTGCGCAGAACCTCAAGCAGTTCGCGCGTGTAGTCGAGGTCGGGCCACCGTCGCGCGGCCTGCGAGGCCTCGTCCTGCGTGACGACGGCCTCGGAGATCCAGAGCCACGGGTCGTCGCGGAACGCCGCGTCCAGACCCCGAAGGATCTGGCGCTCGTCCTGCTCCTCGATCTGAGGCGCGGCGGCGGTCAGGGCTTCTTCCTTCCGCGGACCTTCTCCAGAATCTCCAGCGCCCGGGCGAGGTCCTCCGGGGTCGCGTGACCGAGCCCCTCGCCCTCGACCCTCACGGACGCCTGCGGCTTGCCTTCGGTGCGGTCCCACAGCTCGCGGATGGCCCCGAGGTCGCCCTTCATTGCCAGCAGCAGCAGGACCTCGGCGATGCCGTCGAGCTTCTCGGGCGCGGCCTCCAGCAGCCGCCGCAGCGCGTCGGACAGGTACGGCTTCCCGGGCGGCCTGCCCGCCGGGTTGCCGGACTGGCCCGGCTTCCACTGGCGCTCGACGAACGCCGCGGGCGGGGCCTTCTTCGGCCGTGCTGGATCACGAGGTGCTACCCCTTTCGGCATGGCCCGATTTTACCTCCGAACGGGGTGATTCCGCGGGGGGGTTGACAGGCGTAGTATGATGGTCAGCAGAAAGGGGGCCACATGGCAGCATCACCAAAATACAAGGTCTACTCCCCGGATGGCGAGTACCGCGCATCGTTCAAGTACCCGGCCGACGCGTCGGCGCTCGTCGCGTTCCTTGGAGACGGTGCGACGCTCCGCTGGGACCACAGCGCGAAGCTCGTTCTGTGGCGGGAGGGCTCTGAAGCGTTTCAAGCGGCGGAGTCGCCGGCCGGGTTCCAGATCACGGTCGAGGCGCGGCTCGCTGGGACCATGGGATTCGACGAGAAGATTCCGCTCGAAGACCTCTCGTGGCAGTTGACGACGGTGCGGCGATGAAGTACGGGATCGCGGTCTTGATCGAAGTCCCGGGCGAGCCGAGGAGGAA